GTGGATTCACATCTTTTCTTTCTCCAAAAACATGGAAAAAGCAATCGGTGTTTCCAGATAGAACCACTTTTTCATTACTATATTCCATCACAATTATTTTTTGAGTAGATCCAATCGGTTGTATTGAGACTGTAATACTATCTTTATGAACCAAATCCTTCCAATAGTAAGGTAATTCAATCGTATTTGATCCTGTTAATCTACCACGATAAAAAACAGCAGACTCTGGGCCTTCTAAAGAAACGTGGCGAAGTCTCCATCCATCTCCTTTTGTTGGATGTTTGATATCAAATGATTTTGGTGGTAAACTATCAGCAACTCCAAATCTACCTGCAAGTCTACCTTTATTTCCTCCGTCAATTGAGCCAGACACAAATAAATCCCCATCAATATAAACTGCATCAGTATGTTGAAGTCCATAAAATCTAGCAGTATGAGTTTTACCTCCACTAACAGTTAAAGCATTAGCAGTTTGTGAATCACCTTGTAGCATCGAGTTCCCATCTACAAATAATGAACGACGAATACTTGGTTGATTTGAATCTGCATGTACTGGGTAAATTGTAACTGTTGCTTTCTCACCATCAACTGCATCACCAAAGATTGAAATACCAGGATTGGTTAGAACACCTGCCTTTGGTAGAGGAATATTTTTTCCAGTCTCAAAATGTAATCGAGGAGATCCAATGTGGAGAGCAAGAGTTTGTAATTCAACGTTTCTTAATGACACAAATATTAACCTCCACCAGAGTTACTAATCGCATCAATATTTTCATAATCATTAACAATATTTTCTCTTAAATTTTTTCCTGCTAACTCCTCATCAAATCCAGTACTAGTTTGAACATTATCAGTATCACAATGGAGTGTTAATTCCTCTCCACTATGAATTAAAGTTTTTTCCTCTGCGATATCACTTGAGTTACCAGTCGCAATTTTTTTATAATTTACACAATCAACATTTATATTATTTTTTGCAACCATGTTTATGTTTTTTCCAGCTTCTATATTTACATTGTTTGAAGATCTTATTGTGATATCTCCATGTAAGGTCTCTATGTGTATTACACCATCTTTTGAATAAATGACAATACCTGCATCACTTTTTTTATTAAATCCTGCACCAGCGTTCTTTTTACCATTTGAAATAACCTCAACAGATGCATTACCTAATATTTTACAGTTACCAGTATTTGTAAATAAAATTCCTTGGCCAGAATTAGTAGCAACTTGATATTCGGATTCATCATGCTTTGGAAGTTTAGTTCCACCACTCACAGAAAAAGTATGATATCCTCTATGGTAATAGTTTTTTAAAAGTCTTTCTGCATTTCTATCAAACCAATCATTCAACTCTTGTTCAGTAAGTCCAGCTATCGAATTGGTAGGAATATCTTTTCCAACTTTATTGGTAGGTTGAATCTTAGATTTATTTTCACCCCTATCTATTTGAAAATCACTCATCAGTAACCTCCCCCATATCCTCCACCACCAGAAGAACCAGTATCAGTTCCAGTTGATGTGGATGTATCTGTTGTAGTTGTATCCATAGTTGTAGTTGGAGTCGTAGGAGTTGTTACAATTGTTGGAGTTGTATCCACAGTTGTCGTTTCAACTGGGGTAGGAGTTTCTGTTACTGTCTCAGTAGGAGTTTTATAAGAAGATGATGACACCACAGGATTACTTAAACTCTCTTCTATTGTATCATAAATTATTGAATCTGACACACCATGTGTTGCTCCTGTCATCTTCACTCCACTTGACATTACATGATAAGGCCCTGAATATTCAACACCATTGACAAAACCAACAGGATCTCGATTGTCACCAATACAATCAACCACATTATCAATTCCAATGAGAGGTGTTGCCTTTCTCTTATCTGCGTTAGCATCTGTCTTAAGTTGTCCTCTAAACTTCATAACAGGTATCAATTTCACACCAACTCCAGTCTTAGTGTTCATCGTCATGATGGGAGGTGATGAAAATTCGTTGTCATAATTTGGTGGAATAGTAACTCCTCCTATTGAACCATCAGGAGTTGTAAGGATTGGGAAATTATCCCCATCGACAACGACTGTATCCTCTGGATCATAATTATATCCTGGTCTTTCCACAAATACATCCTCTATGACTCCAACAACATTGGTTCCGATGCCAACTGATTCATTATCTGTTGTATTTAAACAATAACCATAACCAGTGCTCATTAAAACAACTTGAGTAATGACTCCATCAGTCACAACTGCCCTTGCGTAAGCACCAGTTCCGTTTCCAGTGTTGTCAATTATTGATATACCTGCATGTTGATCGTATCCAGATCCACCATTTATAACTTCGATTGAGAATATTCTTCTATCATTACCAACAATAACGAGCAGTTCTGCACCAGATCCAGATCCAGACACTTCTGCAATCGGTGGTATACAAACTGGATAAATGTATCCTGGCCTCATAGGTGTAATATCTTCTTGTGAAGTAGGATTGCTTACTTTTTGATTACAAGCATCAAATCTATTATTACCCAATCCAAATAATGAAGACTGAGTTATTGCACTTTCAATTGATCCCAATCCTTTATCCAGTAAGGCATTAGAGGATCCACCAGTTAGAATACTTGTGGCATTCACTGTAGTTTGTAAAGGAACACCATTATAATCTAAGTCTTGTACATCCTGACTACCCTTTACTATGTCATTCTGAAGATTCGTAAGGCCTTTACTTATACCCTTGAAGACATTTATATTTTTAACTTGATCTTCCCAGTTATCTTTTTTAACTTTCTTTGAACTATTAGTTGAAGAAGTCCATATTTTAGAATCTAAACTAACACATTTTTCTTCTTCTGGAAGACACTTATCAAGAAATTCTAAAATACCACTTGCAAAACTACTAGCTTTTCCAAGAAGACCAGTTACTGAAGAAAGTATACCTGTTAATCCACTTAATCCACTCATAAGTGATGCTAGTCCTTTTTCAATTGAATCAAATACTTTAGCAAAAATACCAGATATAAATTGTTCAATAGCACATAATGCTCCATTTAAAACATTACTTAAAAGATTATTGAGCATATTGGTTAAAAACCCACCTATCCCATCAAGAACACCTTTGAAAAGACATCCAATCAAACTTGCGATCACATTATCGGACTGTTTATCTTTATTATTTTGTGCTTCATTTATTCCTTTTGATGTTGTTTTTTTCTTTGTTGCCTTTTTCTTTAATTCATCATTAATTTTTTTTATAATTTTTTTCCTTACAACATTTATAGTTCCTTTTAATATTCCCGAAACTTGACCCTTAATAACCTCAATATCATTTTGCATATTGATAATTTCATTTGTCACTGGATCAATAATATCTGATCCGAATTTTTGATAAGTCCTCATATCTTTTATAAAGTCACTAAGAACTTCTTTAGTTTTACTAACTGTATCAGTTCCACAAATAGAGAAACTACCGATTTTTATATTAGTCGCATCAATAAATCCAACTGCTGCATTTGACTGTTCACCACCAAACCAATAATTAGCTGTAGGATTTTCAATTTTAAACTGCTCATAATTATACAAATGCTCTTTTAAATTATCGGTTTCAAATGTGCTCGCAAATGCATTTGGACTATCAAGATGATTCTTAACATCCTTAAAACTACAATTTAGTAGACTTGTAACCACTGCTTGTTGTCCGTCTTCACCGTCTAGAAAATAACCACAAACAGTTTCACCACCTGAAAGCACCAAAGTTTCTCCTAGTCCTTTTGCTCCACCTCCAAGGTGTGCAGGACTAGAAACTATCGCCCAACGAGTTTCACTATCGGGTTGAACTTCTTTGTTTGGTGAATCCAAACCTATTATACGTATCTTTATTCTAAAGTTCTGTAAACCAGTTAATGATAAAAAATCATTTTGTGGTTTCCATTCTTTTTCGGGCATAACAATTGCTCTAAAAGTTACATGCCCATCAAATCCACTGACACCAGGTTTGATAAAGATGTTATCTAAACTCATCAGTCATCATATACTAAACACTCTGGTTCATCAGGGTGCATCTCACAGAATAATTCCAACACGTTAGGATCGTGATGATCACCTGCTTCAATCTCATCGTGATGATGGTCAGCATATACTTCAAGTTCGTGTAACTCTTCAAGCATATGTCTCTTCATTGGTTCAGAAGTAGTTGGATCGGCAAGAACTTCCTTGTCGTGTTCAATGTGTTCTTCTATGCTTTTCATTTTTTTACCTCCATGTACAGTATGTACGTTATTATTTATGTTGCTACTTTTGGTTCTGAGAATCCATAAGAATCTCGAATCAATTTCATTGAAGTTATGTTTTTACCAATCATGAAGTGATGACATAACTCTTTTATAAGATATTTACCACTTGATGATTGATCAACTTCATCAGCTCTTCCCTCCCGTAAACGAGGAAAGTCACACTTTATTATATCACCTACTTTTAATTTTGTGTTGCATGGTACTTGAATAAACAACGCTTGTGTGAATAACAAATTATATCTCGCATACGATTTAGCATCGTCTGTTCGATCCTTTCCAGTTTCTTCGAGACCATTTTTACCAATTCCCATGAACCCATGATCGGATGTTTTCAATAAAAATCTTGTGGTTCCTTCAACTGGAACATCGATTTCAGATTCTCCTCCTAGTTTTTCAGTCAACTCCTCTTTTAAATCATAATTATAAAAAGTTATCTCTCTGTTCTGAAGATTCATAAAAGTCGTTCGATTAGCATATACTCCAAGAGTTAATGCTTGTCTCAGATCTATATTTTTCTGCATAAAATAATTTAATATCTTCACATCATTCTCAGGTTTGTTTTTTTCAACTCCACCTAAACCAGACCAAGAATAAGTTCCATGATCTACGTCTTTAATATCTGCATCTCCATTCAATACATTAGTTTCCGAGACTAAACCCTCTAAACTTTTATAATTAAATCCATCTTTATTCTCAAAACATAAGTATCCTGCAACACCATATGCTTTTCCATTTAGAGTTCCCTCTTCACCCTCAGAACCAGATCTTATTGAAGAAATAGATTTTGGGCCCAACCACTGAATCGTATAAAAAGGTTTTCGATTGTTACCCATAAAGGAATATGGATTCTGAACAGTATCAATATTACATTTTTTCTTTGTCTTGATTACATTTTTAAGTATATGTTCAACGTGTTTATCAATAGTATCTTGTTTAAATTTTCCTACGCATCTTTCTTTTCTGTCTGCAAAATACTCTGGAGATATTAAGTGTATGGTAAAGAAAGCTGATTGTCTTTCTGTATCAAGACCACTAATTTTATACACTGCCATCTCACCTGTCTCTTCAACTATATCTCCACTCCCATCTATTTCACCAAGTTGAAAAGTTCCAGATGGAGTTGAATATTTAAGTGCAACCAATTCACCACTACGAATTGGAAGTTCACTCACGATATTGTAAGAGGAAGCAATCTTTAATGTAACTATTAAATGGGGTTGCAAAATATCCTCATAGTAATCTGTTTCAAGAACTGAATTACTTAAATCAATTTTTCTTCCATTTTTGCTTTGTATCTGTAGATACTGGTAAATTAAACCTTCGACTCCTAAAGACATTAGTACTTCTCCAATTCTTTTATCATTAATAGATCCGTAAAGGAAGGCCCATCATCTATTGGATATATAAAAAATTGATCACTATTATTTCCATCGATAGGAAGTTGATAATTAACTGGTGGAATTTTTAATTTATCAAGATTCAAACTGTCTATTAAACTAGGCACTTCCATTTCTCCTGTTATTATTTTGCTAGAGATTTCAGAGATAAGATTTAATCGCTCTTCTTTTCTTTTTTTCTCTCTCTCCAAATAAGCATCCATCGTACCATCCGCAAATGGTTCTACCTTTAACATATCTTTAATTAAAGTACCCTTAATACTTAATAACGATAAAAATGGTTGCAAACGATCCATCATTTTGGTATTAAATACTTCTAACTTTCTGAGATTTTTTTGATTTCTTTCATATTTTTTGATAAACTTTTTATCATCTTCACTGAAGACTTGCAATGGTTCAATACCTAACTGTTGATTTATCTTTTTAATTTCTTTAGCAATTCTATTTTTCTTATCAAAACTTGTAGTGCTTACTAACCTCTTCTCTAATCTCTTTTTCTCTTTTAGTAATTTGTCAACGATGTCTTTATCTATTTGTTCACCAGTTACCTGATCTGTATATACACCGTAAGTATTGGGATTAATTTTTTTGCTTATTTTTCTTTCATTTTTTAAAAATTGTTCCTCTTCAATATTACTCATTACACTTCCATATTCACTTTTAACATCTCTACCACCCACAACTACTTCCTTTTTAAGATTCAGTTTTTTGTTAATTTTTCTTGCCCTTTCTTCTTTTGCATTATTTACCTCTTCCCTTACCCTATCTATTTCTTTTTGATCCAACTCTAATTGTTTTGCGTTTTTTAAAAACTCATTAAGTTTTACTTTTCTAGTTACTATAAGTTTTTTATTAATTTGTTGTTTATTTTTAGTTATCTGTACTAATTCTGTGTTGGGAGGTTCTCCACCAAATTTTTTCGAATTTTGTTCAAACTGACTTTCACTATCTGGTCTTTTATATGTGATTGCTTTTTGTCCGACTAATGCTAATGATGATATCTGAGATTGTCTAGCAATACTTTTTTTAAAAGCCTCTGGATCAAAGTAATCAAATTTATTTGGTTGGTCATCAGGATCTCCATCTCTTCCACCAAATAAAGCAAGCAACCCAAGAGCACCTAACCCCAGTGCAGCTCCAAAAGATGATCCTTTCTTCTTTTTTGTTTCATCTAAAGACGGAACTTTAATTTCTTCTAATGCTTTTGATTCTCTCTCAATAAATTTTAAAAAAGATTTGAAATCTTTTTTTCTTTCAAACTTTATATTCTTTATCGAAGTCTGCGGAGACTTTAATTTTTCTGAGGTATTGCTAAGTGGTGAGTTTTTAAGTAACATACTTTATCCAGCTCCTACAATCCCGTAAGTAATAGTAGAAAAATTGTATGCATCGCCTGGTTTTGTTGGAATAAATGCAAATAATCCAGAGCCGTTACCAGATGGAGTGTTAAATCCTATGAGATTACCATTACCATTACCACCACCTTCACCACCCTGACCAATTTTACCATCTCCTTTAAATGGTGAATTTTCATTAAACTCTTTCAGTGTTTTTTCTTTAATTAAAGTATCAGCATCTAAAGTGTTTGCATCAAAAAGTACTTCTTCGTTACCTTGTAGTAAAGGTGAACTTTTAAACTGATCAACTTTTGTATTTAAATCTACGATGTTATCAACATTCGAACTAGGTGGAGAAAAATTCTCTAGGTTTTTTTTATCTCCACTTCTAATCGCATCAATGAAAGTTAACAAATCAATAGCAAAAGCTTTCTCATCTGCATTGGCATCTCCATCTAGAAGATCCGATATCCTAGATCTTAAACGAACAAGATTGTTTTTATTGTCTTCAATTTCTTTTTTGATTAAAGACATTTTTTGATTGTTGGATTTATTAGCATATCCAGCTGGACTATTTTGAAAAGCATTAGTAGCAGTAAGTTTCCTTCCCATTATCGCAGTTCCAGCTATAACAAATCCTTTCTCATTAAGAAGACCAAGATTATCTTTACCCTCTAATGTGCCAATTTGTCTTTCCAGACGTTTAAATTCAAGACTATCATTAGCGTATGCTAATTTTTCACTTTCAAATTTTTCTTTTATTTGTTTAATTGCCTCGTTATATAATTGATCATCATCTCCAAAAAATCTCCCTGTTCCATCATCTCTTGCTTTTTTTAACTCTTCAAATCTTTGTTCAACTAAAGCAAACGCTGCTCTATCCTCATTTTTTAATTTTTCTGGTTGAAAAAGTTCTTTGAGTGCTGTGTCTACTAATGGTTTGACAAATGCTTTAAATCTATTGATATTAGTTTGGAAAAAATCAAAGATAGCATCCCTATTAAAATAAAGTAAGGCTCCCAATCCACCTATCGCAAGAACTCCAAGTGTAATTAAAGCTGCCTTTCCAAACAATGCTGTTAATCCACCACCTACTAGTCCACCTAGTCCACCACTAAATAATCCTCCTCCTGAAAATAATCCTTTACGACCAGATTTCCCCTTTGTCAAATCAGCTAAAGACGATCTTAATACCTTTGCAATTTCTAATGTTGAAACCAAAGATTTTTTAATTGACTCTAAACTCTTCTTTAATATTTTTGCATTCTTTTTACTTCCAAAAAATTCTACAAAATTAGTTGCGAATTTTTGGTTTTTATCTGTTGCTTTCGTTATCTTATTTGTTGTTTCTTTAACTCTTGATACACTATTTTTCGCAGCAGTAAATAATCCCGCACTAATCGGGTTTAAAACTTTTGTTGGAGAAATAGTAGACTTCATGTTTTACATGTTTGCTTGCTTTGCCTTTAAATTTTCTTCTTCCACATATTGAGATAGTAATCCAGTATAGATTTCCCTTTCCCAAGGCATCATATTTTCAATTTCAGTCAAAGAATATTTATGGTGTTGCATTAAGGCAAAGTTTAGTTTAAAGTATGACTCAAGATCCATATGAGCCATAACTATTCGAAAAAACTCGTTAAGCCCTCCAACGTCACTTCACTTTCAACCTTTGTTTCTGGGTTGGTCACTTTAAAAGTATGAGATAATTTAGGCATTGTTTGAAAAAAGAACTCAATCTCTTTGAATTGTCTAGAATCTAATGAACCCAACCACTCATTTAATTCTTTTTTAGTGCAATCTGAAGCTGCCCAAGATTCATCCTCACTATAAACAACATCAATACAAGAACATATGAGATCGAAAGATTGATCTATTGATTCTTTTCCTTGACTATCAAAATCAAAATTATTTTTTATGAATTCATTTAGTGATGGATATCTCATTCTTAAAGTTAAATTATCATCTAACTTGATATCACGATTATGATTTTCATCGGTGATGACTTTTATTTCATCAATATAAATTTTAGTTTCTACCTTTGTCTTGAGATCATCAGGACAAGTTACAACTAAGTCTAAAGATTCACCTACAGATTTTCCACGTATATTCAAGAAAATATATTCAATGTCAAACGTTGATAGGGCATCTATTTTTACACCTCTTGTTATTATACAAGTTTTTAAAGTTGATTTAATTGCTTCTGCAATTTGTTTTTCATTCTCACTCTCTAATGCAAGAATTAAAATTTTCTCCTCTCTTACAAGAAAAGGTCTATACTTTATTTTCTTCTTAGAAGATGGTATAGTCAGTTCATAAGTAGGAGTTGATATCTGTGGTAAAGGCATAATATTTTATTCAGTATTGTATATAGCAGGGTTTTAGTAACCATAATAACTACTAGATCCACCACCATAGTAACTTGAACCAGAAGAAGAGGAAGAACTTGAACTTGAAGAACTGGTGCTCGAACTTGTTGACCCAGAAGAATCTGTGGTTGTTGTGGTTGTCGTCGTTTCGGTAGTTGTTGTTCCACCTCCAGATGTTTCAGTAGTTGTAGTCGATGATGAGGTTCCAGACCCAGCTGTAGTTTCTGTTTCAGTCTGTGGATTTGTCTCTGTTATTGTTTGTCCAGTTGTAGATCCATCTGGTAAACTCTCTCCTATCGTATCATATATTATGGCATGTGGTTCAGATTTATGTTCTGCACCAACCATTTTAATAGTTCTAATTACATTTCCATCGTCATCTTTTTCATCGTGAGAATGAAATGGCCCATAATATGGTTTACCACTTACATATCCAACTGGAGCTGTTGGTATAACACTACCAGAACTAGTTCCTATCTCATTTATAAATCTTCTAGGTTTAATTGGATTGACCTGACCTAACTGTTTATTTAAAAGTGCCTCTCTAACTGATTGCTGTGCATTACCGTGTTTTTCAATTGTATGTCTTAGGTAAGTAAATACTGCGGTAACTTGTAGGAAAGTGCTACCATCATAAGACATTGGAACAGCGTTAATATTAACAGGAAATGTGTCAATGAAATTATAAGTTAGTAGTGGCATATTCTTAAATGTATTATTTCTGTCATTCGGATTCTGTAAAAAATCTCTTTCAAACTTAGTAATAGATATTTTTCTTCGATAATCATCTGGATATCTAAATCTTGAATATGTGTTTCTTTCTTGGTATGCGTTTAATTGACTTCCCTCAGCTCCATCATATCTACCATTATCCTCATTATAAACTGGATTAATAAAATTCATCCATTCCTCAAGCATACGTAATGCATTGTAATCATTATCAATATAAAAAGTCAAATCAAACTCATTATATATTCTTCTTGATGCGAATCTCTCTGTCATTCCCTGACGACTTCCCATTTCTTCTGAAATATTAAAGTTAGAACCAGGCAATGATGCAGAAGAACAAAGAAAGTCATAAGTCTGCCTTGCACTCCCTTGTTCAAATAATCCACAATTAGTTAAATACTCAAGCAGTCCTACGTTATTTCCAACTTGACTTCTACGCACGAGATCTAACGATACCTTAAATTGACTTGATATCGCAAGTTTTGAAAATAACGGACTCGCATTTGGTATACTAAGATACAAGTCTTCTGATCTTATAGCCATCTAAATAGTTTTTAAATTGATCCTGATAATATATGTATGTCATATAAAGGAAAATAT